TCAGCTATACTTGCAATTTCTTTTCTCACGTCAATATCATCTTGTCTGATCTCTGCATACATTGGGTCAAACTTATAAAGAGACTTTAAAACAAGGGAATCTGATATGTCTCTTGTGAGTGCCATCTGTTCTCTTCTCATCCCTATTATAAACTGAGCTGATTTATATGCTTCTCCAAACCTTTCATAACGCTTAGCCCAATTACGTCCACTCAGCGGAAGCATTCTTTTCTTAGTGAAGAACCATTCAATACGAAGCACTTCTGTTGTCTCCGCATAGTTTATAAGCTCTTCTGCTAGCTTATCTAAGAAGGCTTCAGGAACTGGTTGCATCTTACCTGTAAAGAAGTTTAAATACTCTTCAACCCATACTGCAGTGTTTGAATCCATAGGTTTTCGATAGTTCTTTGACTGCTTAGTTGCTTTAATTGTATGTTTAATGTCTTTACTGTCCTTTTTCATATATTTCTCAATGTAAATTCGGTCCTTGGATTTTCATCGTATGTTTTCTTAGCGTTTATAACGGATATAATACAATCATCTTCATATGTCACGTTGTTACATATATCGCATATGAATTTTATTAAGTTATCTAGGTCTGGTTTAAATATGTGATTAGTTCCATAGAGTAGTTGTCTTCGTTTGATTGATATTGATGCTGGCGCCTTCATATAGAATGTTACATCTAGTTGAAGAGCTCCTTGAAGAAGCGGATCATTGCTTTGTTGCTGTTGAACATTCAGAGATGCAATGAGTTTTAGATTCTTTTGCGAGTCATATATCTTTTTATGAGAGAATCGTGGCCGAGCAAGTGGTGTGGGGTCCCCAGGTATAATAAATATCTTCATTACTTCCTTAAGCTATTAATTGCATCAAGTAACGTAGTCTTTGATTCATCTATATATAGCAGTGTATCTGGAAGGTCTTGATCCAACAAGGTAGATAATGGAATCTTGCTCATCCAACTCAAATAACCTGGATACGTTAACTCATATCCTTTAGCACACTTCTTTTTCACATCAACAACAGCATTCCAATTAACTACCATGTCATGCCACTGTCGACACTGCTCATTATGGTCAAGAACTATTTCCTTATGCGAATAGAACTTAGTTTGTTGTAATTCCTGCACCACTTTAGGCATCGTTTCATCAATAAGATCTTTAGACGAACTTATATCTATACTAGCTGGCATATTATGCTGTTGTTGTAGGTCATAGCATCGGGTGTAGTTAAGAGATACACCATTTTTAATACAATGCTGACGCGCCTGCGAATGAAAATAGGCAAACTGGTTCTTAGCATCCTTAAATAATTTACATTGGCTAATGCCATATTCTATTGCTTCATTACTAAAAACTGTAATAGCAATCTGGCCCCATAAGTTCAACCGTAGAAACTTCGCTGCATGCTGCTGCGATAATGTCTGATTCATACAACTCCTCTTTCAACCTTTTTAGCGTTTTCATTTCTTCTTTATACCAATCTGATAGCTCCATAACAGTAAACTTGGGAGCTGGATCAAAAATCTCATCCCACTGATCTTCGGTTAATTTTGCATGAGAAGACGTCAAATCACAACCAACCTGCTGCTGAAAGTAATACTTTTCACAATAAGATGACGCAATATCGACTGCAGGTAATACATAAAGCACACCTTGGTTTAAAAAACCGGGGGAAGAGGGAAGAATTGAAGAGTTTTTGTTAATATTCTGTTCTGTTTGGATAGTGTTATTACTTCCTTTAATACTTAGTGTAACCTTTTGAGTTTGATCAGCGTACAAAGGAGTTTTTTTAAGTCCCTTCAACGATGGAAGATAAAAAGAAAGAGCATCCTTAAACCGAGTAAAGATACTTGAGAATTTATACACGTTAGATTTTTTAAAGCTCTTGCAAAAACGACGAAACTTCTGAATCAATCCCATCTCACAAAATAACTTAATATATTCATTAATCGTTTTACGAGATAAGCCAATACAATCTGCTATTGCTTGTTGTGAAACAAAAATACAATTAAAAAAGGTAAACAATTTCACCATGTAATCTAAACAAAGACGCTGCTTCTCAGTGAGCTTTGAAATTATACCTTGCCAAAAGGCTTTTTTGAGCTTATAGTTATTCATGAATGGCTCCTTTTGGGTTGCTCATTGACTTCACTACCAACTCTTTTGGTTTACTCATTGACATCACTAGTTTTTCATTGTTATCACTGATTTTCATTGATTTCATTGATTTCATTGATTTCATTGATTTCATTGATATTACTAGTTTTTCATGACTAACTCTTTTGGAGTTTTTTATTGACTTCCATGACTGATTTTTTTTAGGGCTGCTCATTAATTCCTTGTGGGGATTTACAATCGATTATCTAAGAATTGTTGCTCTTAGATGATCAAAGGGGTTGATTAGTTAAAACTTTCAATCAAAGAATAGCTCTAGCTAACGCTGGGGCTTTTTCTTTATACAACCGTAAGGTTACGCTTCCAATGGGTTCTTAGCAAGAACTATCGAATATCCTCGCTACTCCTTTAACTGTAAATATTCTTCTATTCTTGCAATCGTTTTTGTTTGAGGCAATCTAGCACCAGTCATAAACGTTCGTAACGCCGTAATGGATATACCAATACCCTTTGCTACCGACTCTAAACTACCCTTGTCTCTCTTGATCACAGCTTTTAATCGATCCCACAATGAATCGCTCACATCTCTAAAATTCAACATATTTTCCTCGCTTAAGTTAATTCACTACAAACATCATACACTGTTTTAAATAGTTTACAATCACATCAATACATGTTATGATTATATTAGTAAGTAAACCCAATAAAAAGAGAACGACTATGCAACCATCAACAATAACATCTCATTGTCTAACATGTTCATCACCAATAGATGAACAACGTCTATTTTGCTCAGCTGTTTGTCTAGAACTAGACCTACTAAAAAGAAGGCGTAAATTTAGACCTACTAAAAAGAAGGCGTAAATAATGCATACAAAAATATACTCAGCTACCATATCCGGAATGAACGCGCACCTTGTAACTGTAGAAGTAGATTTTGATGAAAGTAGCTCAAGAAGTGAGTTCACTATCGTTGGACTACCAGATACTGCTATAAGAGAGAGTCGCAAACGAATCACAACAGCACTTAAGAATAATGGCTTCATATTACCCAACCATAAAATAACAGTTAATCTTAGCCCAGCATCACTGCGAAAAGAAGGTACTCTTTTCGACCTACCAATTGCTCTTGGAATACTCAAATCTATTGGCGCACTAGGACTATCTGACTCTTACCTCAATAGCTCTATTATTATTGGAGAACTATCCCTTGATGGATCCATTAACCCCATCAAAGGAGTACTAGCTATTTCTAGTGACGCATTAAAACTTGGTAAACAACGAATCATTCTACCAGTCGGAAACAGCCAAGAAGCAGCACTCATTAAAGATGTTGAAGTTATCGGCTTATCTCACTTAAAAGAAATATTTGAAACGGTCACTGGAAAACTTACTACAAAGCCAACTAAAGTTGATCTAAACGCATTCATCAAAAAACAAAAAGACAACTCCCTTTCATTTGATAGCATCAAAGGCCAAAACTATGCCAAAAGAGCAGCTCAAATAGCAGCAGCCGGTAAACATAATATTATATTTAGTGGATCTCCAGGATCAGGTAAAACTATGCTGGCTAAATGCATAATAACTATCATGCCAGATATGAGATTTGATGAAATTATACAGACTACAAAAATATATTCCGTTGGCGGAAAACTAGATGGTAAAGACATCATAGCAGATAGACCTTTTAGAAGCCCTCATCACTCCACTACACGAACAGCTCTTATCGGGGGCGGAGCATACATAGTTCCCGGGGAAATAAGCCTCGCTCACAACGGTATATTGTTCCTTGATGAAATTACTGAGTTCTCAAAAGAGTCACTAGAATCCTTAAGAGAACCTATCGAAAATAAACACATCAATATCGCACGAGCCAAAGAATCAATTCAATTCCCAACAGACATCTTACTTGTGGCTGCATACAATCCATGCCCATGCGGTTTTTATGGAGAAAAACTTAAACAGTGCAAGTGCTCACCATCCAAGGTCAACTTATATCAAAGTAAATTATCAGGACCATTGCTTGATCGTATTGATATGCGTATTGGCGTTAAAACCCTGGACTATACAGAAGCAACCAACAAAGTAATCTCATCATCCATTAGCGCTACAGAACTAAAAGCTGGCGTCGACAAAGCAATCTTGACCCAGAACAAGAGATTTGGTTACGCCAAGAGCAATAGCAACATGAATATCAACGACATAGAACAGTTCTGCACACTAACACCAGAAGCAGAAATAATCATTCAGAAAGCATTTACTCGACTAAACTTATCAATGCGTGCTTACCATAAAGTGTTAAAGCTATCACGCACCATAGCTGATATAGATGGATCAGATAAAATAGAAGTAAAACATATCACCGAAGCCATTATGTATAAGTATGAGAAATAAATGGAAAGTGAAACCAAATGCTTAATGTGTGGCAATGCCATAACCAGTGGAAGTTCAAATAAAAAATATTGCTCAATATCATGCAGAAGAAAGTCGACATACAGAAAGAAGTGTAGAGCTCCAGTATTATTACCATGCTTAATGTGTGGCAATGTCATAACCAGTGGAAGTTCAAATAAAAAATATTGCTCAATATCATGCAGAAAAAAGTCGGAACGCAGAAAGAAGTGTAGAGCTCCAGTATTATTATGCTTAATGTGTGGCAATGCCATGACCAATGGAAGAGCAGATAAAAAATATTGCTCAAGATCATGCAGAAAAAAGTCGTACCAAGATGCAACAACAATTGTTAACTGCGACATTTGTAACAAAATTTGCGAAGGTTCATCAAGGAGAGTTTTAAAAGCTTGTTCCACTGTGTGTAGATTTAAAAAATATTGCGCAAATGATACAGAAAGCAACTGCCTTATATGGAATGGTACATTTGACAAAAAATACAAACGCCCAGTTTTTCATGAAAAAAGATTAAAAACAGTATTAGCATTTAAGTTTAATTACGAACTGCATAAAAAATTTGAAGATAATATGTATCAAAACAAGTATACCTACATCAATAAATGTAATCCTAAATGCATTAGCATAGACAGCGATCACAATGAATTAGTAGTCAGAAAAATAAAAGACTTTTCTTTAACAAAAGAAGAAATGATGGAGATTAGTCACCTTATAAAAAACTCAAAACTATCAAGACGAGAAATAGCAGAAAAATTTAAAACCTCTACTAATGTAATAAGTTTTATAGCAGCTGGGATAAAAAAATTAGGAATTGATAGAGTTTCCATGCCTCGTTTTGATCAAAGCAAAGTTGATGAAGCAATAAAACTATTTAAATTACATTGGTCATATGTTGATATCGCAAAAAAACTTGGGATGTCAGCATCCTCAGTTGCACTGTATGTAAACAAAAAAATGAAACAAAAAGAATATATCGAAGAATCATCAGAAAACTTAGACAGCGATGAAGCAATGCTTAAGATGTTAGATGAAATTAACAAGTCTCTAGGACTATAGGAACAATATGTCACAATTAATGTCAGAAAACATAAACGAATTAGCTACAGCATTATCTAAAGCCCAAGGCGAAATGACAGTAGCAGGGAAAAACCAAAAGAATCCATTCTTCAAAAGCTCTTATGCAGACCTTGAAGCAATCATAGCCGCATCAAGACCAGCACTTAGTAAGTACGGACTCAGCGTGATTCAATCACCAGTAGTCGATGAACACAATGTCTCATTCTTAATTACCATGCTGCTCCATTCCAGTGGCCAATGGATCAAATCAAAAGCAATGCACAACCCACAAAAGCAAGACGTACAATCATTAAGCAGCTATAACACTTACCTAAAACGTATGTGCTACACATCCCTTATTGGTGTTGTAGTTGGCGAAGATGATGATGGTAATGCCGCTAGCGAACCAGCACGACATATCGCACAACAACCATACACTCAAAATGTTATTGCAGAAAAAATATCCAAAGAACAACTTGAACAACTAGAATACGAACTAGAAAAACACCCAAGCATCAAACAACGTATCCTAACAAGCGTTAACATAGACAATTTAAGCGAAATGCCAAAATCATCATTCCTTAGAGGAATGGCACGAATCAGAGAACTTATTAACCTAGAACCAAAATAAAAAAGAAGTGAAACCTATGAGTAATGACGAAGCGATAATTTTAAGGCATAGCGCACCATCTTCATTTGATGAATGTTCATATGGTACCGCATGTAAAGTTTCAATAGGCGATGATTTTGAACTGTATGTGCAGATAAATAAACATGAAGACGAACAACCAAAATGGCTATTCATTGGAACATTTACTAATTGCGTTGGAAGTGATGTTATTAAAGAAGAAGTAGACAATATATTGGGTAGATAATGATATCAATTAGAGAGATGCTTAAAAAGCTATTTAGAATTCAATATTCTATACTAACCATATTCATAATATTTAACCTTCCTTTTATTGGTTTATTGCATAAAAAAGAACTTGCAAAAAAACCTACAAAAAAACTTATAAAAGAAAGCAAAGTGTATGAAACATTTGCTATTACCGACAACTAAAAAACGTATACAACGTACTTACTGAAACTAAAAAGCTTGCATAGTTTGGCTTTTTAGACGTGCCCTTAAAAGATACTGGTAATATCTCTTAAGGGCTTTTTATTAACTAGTTTTTAACCTTAGCTGGAGAGAAAAACATTATTAGTTAACTATCACCATAAATATGCATCTAATCAATAGATCCGTCAATTTCTGCAGACAAATCAACAGTAAGTCCAGTCTGATCCTTAATGACTTTCTCAGCCACTTGCTCAATAGGATTATCATTTGGCATCTTAAGAGCATACTTTGCTCCACCAGCAGACAAAAGAGCAATTATAATAAGTACAATCTTAAAAAAAACAGATCCCATATAAAATCCATTTATTAAACGTATTCCGTAACAATTACAATACCTGATGTACCATTTGCACCACCAGCAGTAGAAAGACCTAATGAACCAATTCCTCCACCACCAGATCCATATCCAATTCCGACACTAGGAGAAATACCTACAAAACCTCCAACTCCTCCATTGCCATACATAGTGTTTCCACCAGTACCACCCATATAAAGTGAATTTATAGCAGGAGCAGACATACCATTACCTCCTGCTTGTCCAGGAACGTTAACATCTCCACCAGCGGCTGCACCACCAACGCCGCCGACAACAGGGCGACCACTAGCAAGAATACTAGGAGGTCCTCCAAGCCCAGCAGAAGCAGTAAGTATCGCCCCAAATGTAGTATTAGTACCATTACCACCAGTAGAATTAGGAACTCCAACTCCACCAGCACCAATAGTGACGACCTGAGAGGCGCCAATAGTAGCAGCAGAAATTACTTTTCTACAATACCCACCAGCTCCACCACCACCAGCTCCATGATTACCAGCACCATCTGTTCCACCACCAGCACCGCCACCACCAACCGCCTCAACAATACAATATTTCATATTAGCTGTTGGGGTATACGTTCCACTACCAGTAAAAACTTGAGAGACGATACTTGTAAATCCAGTACCAGCTTCATTATTTGCCCAAATTGGCAACAATCCAGCTCCCTGAGAAGTTAAAACTTGATTTGTAGTTCCCAATGAAGCAACAGTCTGCAAAGGATCAACCGATGTGATACCACCCGTAACAACAGCATAAGCAGTAAAGCTCGTATCTCCAGTACCACCACCAGGGACTGGCAAGACACCACTACCAGCAGCTTGGAATGTTGGAGCAACTCCTGCACCATTACTTGTGAGCACTTGACCAGAGACTCCTAAAGATGCAACTGATTGCAAAGCTCCAGTCGCTGTTGTTCCTCCAATTATAGGAGTAAAAGCAGCAAAAGAAGAATTAGCAGTTCCACCAGCAGGCACAGCCAGTACACCATAAGATGGGTCAGCCGAAACACCTTGACTCAACAATGGAAGTCCAGCAGCTGCATTACCAATAGTGTGAATAGTAGTTGTTCCTGTACCAACTAATAACTCATGATCGTTATACGTTGCTGGCGAATTACCAGCAATAACATCAACCCATACAGCTTGGTTTTGAGCCTTACTCATCAAGATCCATTCTTGCTGAGAAGGAGCAATTAAACCTGTAGGTACAACCCACCTGTCACCAATGTTAAATCCTTGATAATCATTAGCAGTTGGCGAACGATCACTTACTACTTGATTTGGAGGAGTAGGCTGAGCTATTCCCAGATACGATAAAGGTTTACGATTCGCCATAGTTACCCTTTACAGTTTGAAGACAGTTTTGCTTCAAGCTGTTCAATACGTTTAATAGCTTTTTGTAATTCATTTAAAAGTAATATCGGAAGTTCATGATACTTAACAGACTCAACTTCACCATCAATATTATGAACAACAAGATCTGGCATAATCTCTTTAACTTCTTCTGCAATCAAACCAATTTGTTTTTTATATGACGGTTTACCGATAAAATCAAACGATACCGGACGAAGCGATAACACAGGTGAACTTGCATCACCCATATCAACAACGTTCTCCTTGTAGCGAATAGATGATGATACGGTACCAAGTTGACCAGCACTATCTATAAGAACTGCAATCGCATCATTTACACTAGTGGTTATACCACGAATACCATGAATAAATGACCTGTTAAGTTGATCATCACCAGCACCGGTTGCACTACCAATGCGTAATGTGTTAGAGTCTGCAATTATTCCGGCATTATTCAATAAAATATTATTGCTCTCACTAGTGTTATAGTTAAAACCAGCATGGCTTGCACCTATCGCAATATTCCTTCTACCAGTTCTAAGATCAAGTAAAGCGAATGTTCCAATTGCGACGTTGTATTCACCCGAACTAGCAAAATACAATGTCTGATAACCAATTGCGATATTGTTAATTCCAGTGGCACTTGCACCAGTATTACCCATAGCTTGAAATCCAATAGATATACCCTGTCCAGTAGTAAGAGAAACACCTGCTTGAAATCCAATACCTATACTTCCATCTGATCCACCAACAAGTCTAGACAAAGCACTTTGGCCAATAGCTACGTGGACCGATCCTACAGTTTGTTGGGCCAAAGCTTCATATCCAAATGAGCAATTGCCAGTGCCTGAAGTCATAGACTTCGATGAACCAACACCAACAGCAGAATTAAAATTACCCGTCAATACTCCTTCACCCATTGCATTAAAACCGACAGCAACTGAACCACCACCAGTTGTAGCATTTCTTAATGACCAATTTCCAAGGCAAGAATTAATCTGGCCAGTAAGAGTGTAATTGCCCGATAGATGTCCTGCATAAATATTATTAATACCATATGCATGAAGAATAGTATTTCCACCAATTCTAACTTGTCCATTAGTTGAAGTAGTTGCAGGCAACGCAAGAAAGTCAAAACTTTCAGTTACAGTTGAACCAGATCCAGTAAATATAGCACCGGAAGTACCACCAGTTAAAGTAACGTTTGCTCCAGTAGCAGAACCAGTATTACCAGTAATAGTTGTAATTCCACCACCACCACCGCCACCAGCTTGAAACGTTGGAGCATTTCCAGCGCCATTACTCGTCAAAACGTGAGTCGCAGTTCCAACAGCTGTCGTAGCAAGACTTGTTCCATTAAAAAAAACAACGCCATCTGTATTAGTCATTGAAGTAGCGTTAGTACCACCTTCTATGACAGGCATTGGACTAACTCTTTTATAGCTCATATTAAACCTCTATTTTCTAAATATACTCGGTAACAATTACAATACCTGCTGTACCTAAGCCACCACCTACACCAGAGGCACCATTACTCCCGATTCCTCCGCCGCCCGATCCGTACAACGTTCCATCACCCCGATTGACTGCAAGGTACCCTCCGAATCCTCCCGATCCATACATAGTGTTTGCTCCATTGCCACCCATATAAGGAGTACTTGCCCCAGTAGCAGCAAAACCGTTATCTCCTAATTGCCCAGTGACGTTAACATCTCCCCCAGTAGCTGTACCGCCATCTCCACCACGAGCACCTACTCCGCTACTAGTACTTGGAAGACCTCCAAGTCCACGATTTGCAGTAAGTATCGCTCCAAATGTAGTATTACCACCATTACCACCAGTAGTATTAACAACTCCGACTCCACCAGCACCAATAGTAACGACCTGAGAGGCGCCAATATCAGCAGCAGAAATTACTTTTCTGCAATATCCACCAGCTCCACCACCACCAGCTCCATGGTTACCTGCACCAGCTGTTCCACCACCAGCTGCGCCACCACCAAGTGCCTCAACAATACAAAATTTCATACCAGCTGTTGGGGTATACGTTCCACTACTAGTGAAAACTCGAGAGACAATACTCGCAAACCCACCACCAGCAGGAACTTGCCACGTAGGAAGTGATGACGCACCAGTACTCGTAAGAACATTACCACTCGTAGAAATTCCCGTTGAGGCAACCTGTAATGAACCAGTAGCTGTAGTTCCAGCACATACAGGAGCAAATGCAGTCGTCATAGTGGTTACACCAGTACCACCACCAGCAACAACCACTGTTCCATATATTGGATTAGCAGCAGCACCCTGTGATATTAATGGGACTCCAATGGTAACAGACGGAGCAACTGATGAAAGTGCATTACTTGCTCCAGCAATAACTGTGCCAAACTGAGTCACTGCGTTGGCTGTTATAGAACCAGTTCCATTGCCTGTTAAGACACCCGTAAGTGTTTGAGCACCAGTACCACCACCAGCAACAACCACTGTTCCATACGCTGGATTAGCAGCAGCACCTTGCGATATTAATGGGACTCCAATGGTAACAGACGGAGCAACTGATGAAAGTGCATTACTTGCTCCAGCAATAACTGTGCCAAACTGAGTCACTGCGTTGGCTGTAATGGCACCAGTTCCATTGCCTGTTAAGACACCTGTAAGTGTTTGAGCACCAGTGCCACCCTCTATGACAGGCGTTGGGCTAACTCTTTTATAGCTCATATTAAGCCTCTATTTTCTAAATTATTAAATATTTAGTACCGTTAAATATTACCGTTGCACTTTGATACGCAGAGTTCATAACAAATGTAGCAGCTCCATCAAGTAGCACTACACCACCAACAGTTGTAACAGTTATATTATTTGTACCAGCCGTTCCAGCGCTATCTTTTACAGTAAACCATCTTCCCGTAGCAGGAGCATTAGGCAACTGAACTGTTCTTGCGCCACCAGTTGAATCAACAGATATAACTTGATCAGTAGATAATGCTACATAAGGACTCGTGGATACATTTACCACAGTATAATTTAAACTGGCACCAGCAGTGATAGTTACTGTGCTACCTGCAGCACTTGTGGTAATACCACCAGCGCCTACTATATTGATTACACCAACTACTGGTACAGCTGAACCAGAGTCAGCAGCAATTGAGGCTACCCCACCAATAGGAATAACTGAACTAAGTGGATTTAAAATAAATGACATAATTTATCCTACTTAAATGGGTGTAACAGCAGAGAATTGTACAAATCCAGAAGCAGGAAGTGAACCTCGAGCTTTAACCCAGATAGATTCTCCAACAGCTATCAAAAGTGAATTTGAAATCATATCTCCACAAATTATACCATTAGGCGCTAATGTGAATACTGTCGTTAATCCTTGAAAGCTAATTGAAAAATCCATTAATTGATCAGTAAAGTTCTGAACATAATAAATACTAAATGGTGATTCAAATGCAGTACCAACTTGAGTAAACGAAGAAGTGATTGCTCCAAATGCAGCTTCTCGAGCAGTATCAAACTTACCTCTAACAAATGTATTAGTTATCATAATTTCCCTTTAATTTTAAATCGGGGGCACCAATAAGAATGCCCCCCCACAATATCTAACTGTTTTTAAGCTGTTTTACGCAACCGTAGTTATCGCGGTCCACCCAGTGATTCCATCGATATTGATATACGCTCGAGTAGATACGCTACTACCAGTAGAGTTTAAATATAGAGAACCTTGCGCTGCGGAAATTACCGTATTAGGTGACCCTGCCCCAGAGATTACAAGAAGCCCACCAGGAAGTGACAATCCACGACCAGCAGTTGTAACGCTCAGTCCGTTAGCAGCAACAACGTTTGTTCCAACTGGAGTATTTAATACAATTGTTGTAGAAGCTGTCACGTTTCCGATTGTGATATCACGATCGGATGCCCCTGTGCCGATATTTATTGCAGCAGCAACCGCATCATTACCAATGCCAATAACACCAGCCGAAGAGTTCAATTCCAACACACCAACCGCATCAATTAATACCGTGTCAGCACTAGCTAGAGTAATGTCACCAGTTCCTGCAGATGTAACTTGAACACCAGCAGTACCAGATTGAATAATTGTTTGAGACGCACCAGCTATAGAACCGAAACGAGCTGTCTTGTCTGATGCACCAGTAGCAATGTTTACGATTGCAGCCGTAGAATCTGTAGAGATTGATATCGTTCCTGTACCTGAATTGATACCAAGGGCTCCATTAGCAGAAGTAATATCTAAAGCGCCAGAACCAGATTGAACAGTAGTAGATGAAGTTGTGTTAGTAGACCCTAAAGTGACGGCCTTAACGCCTGCACCCGTAGCCAGCGATACAGTAGTCGCCGCAGCATCAGCAGAAATATTTAAAGCACCAGTTCCTGACTGAACAGAGATCGTAGAGTTATTTGATGCTGCTGTAATTCCAGCAGTACCACTAAGTAAAATAGTACCAGATGCACCAGATGCGCTAATAGTTACAGCTCCAGCAACAGATTCAGTTGCAGTGATAGCTACTGATCCACCAGTTGCATTCAATTGAATATCTTGTCCAGCACCAACAACGTTTATAGCTGAAGTAAGTCCTGCATCAACTGTAAATCCACCAGTACTTGCTATTAAATTAATAGCATCAGTATTAGCTATACCAGAACTAATCTTAATACCACCAGAAGCACTTGCTAAAAGTAAGCTATCAATGCTAGTACCCTGAGTCACTCGGATTTCTAGATCTTCAGTTGTTCCACCATTAGTCTCAAGCAAAATAGAAGGAGACGCGTTAGCAGTAGATATAAATGAAATAGCTGATGCAGAAGACAGATCGAAGTCTCCATTAGCTATAATAGCACCTGCAACTGTTAATGCTCCTGCTAAAACAGTAGCTCCAGCAACATCAAGAGTTCCACCAAGAACAGTGTCTCCACCAGCAGCAACAGTTAAAACATCACCAGCACCACCAGTAATAGCTAGAGAAGCTACAGAAGAAGAAGAAGTACCTTGTGGCTCCCAATTACCAGCAGTTGTAAGGATAAAATATCCATCAGTCAGTGTGTTTACCCAAAGAGTTCCCAATGAACTAACATCAGATGATTTTGGATTTCTTTTTGCAATGATTGGCTGAGGCGCTAATGTTTGCAGCGCATTATCTAAACCATATCCAACATTGTTACTTCTTGAACCCATAAGTATCTCCATAAAGGTTATATAAAAAATTTCTACCCACACTTAAAGACAGCGAGAAGTATAAAGCAAGAAATAGTTGACATTGTATAAATGATTGTATATATTATGTGTATAGGAGATATGAACATGGAAGTTAGAAGTAAAGAAAAAATGTTTATTATGCGGATCAATGAATCACTGCATAACGAGTTAAAGAAACGATCAAACAAGTTCAACATGAATATGACGCAATATGTAGTGTCTATCATAAATGAACAAATACTTAAGGAAAACCAGTATGACAAAAACGAACAAGATCGTACTTAAATGTATGTCTCTATCAATAGGAATAGTAGCAACTTACTTTTTATTTAAACCAATACTTCAATATTAATAATCCTGTAGGAGGAATCATGATCTTATTTAATGCTTATTCAATAAATCTCTTTGTTATTTTACCAGTACTACTTGTTATAGCAGCTATAACTCCTTTTTTATCAGCACTAATCCGTAGAGCTACGATTTTCATTGGTCTACAAATAGGAGTAATCATGATCTTATTCAATGCTTATTCAATAAATCTCTTTGTTATTTTACCAGTACTACTTGTTATAGTAGCTATAGCTCTTTTTTTATCAGCACTAATCAGTAGAGCTACATATTGCATTGATCTACAAAAAACCCTGTCGAAGTACGATGTTGAGGAGCGCAGCAAGGACCTTAAAATGATGCTGATAAAGCTGCACGCATTAAAAATTACTCATTTTTTCAATGATGCAATTAGACTTCTTGTTTTATTACTCGTTGGCGCTACAGTTGCCTTTTGTTTAGGTCAATACATCAGTGAAAATAGTCCCGGATATATTACAATAGGCTTATTCATTGCTTATCTAATAAGCCTTTTCATTGAAGTAAAAAGGTCTAGTATTTTATTAGGAGAAGATGGTGGCGAAATAATTGGAGATCATGGTGATCGAGATCTCAGTACTAAAACCATAAGGCAACTATATTTCTTTTCTTACTAGGACTATTCGGTGGCGCTATAGTTGCCTTAATTCAATTTATAGTATTCATAATCGAGTCAATCTCTGGTAAGAATTAAGCATCTTCCCATCCATTGGAGCTTGGCTGATCAGATTCATATTGATCAGCCATCTTATCATAAGCCTTTTCCCATGCCTTTAAGTCTCGTGAACCTGTTAAACCTGTTAAGCTTGGTGAGCTTGGCTGCTTAGATTCAAATTTATCAGCCATCTTATTAAATGCATTTAAAGATTTTGATAAAGCATTTATATTTCTACCAGCGCTATTTGATACAATGTCCGCAAGAACTTTCTGACCTTCATTGGATTTACTCAAATGATTTAATAATAACGCAGGACGATATCCTTGCTCAATTGCAGCATCTAAGACATCCGTTGTTGTTGACATAAACGCAAGAGCATACTTTCCAACTTTATTATTAAGTAATTTCCCCATTTTTCCTTTACTCGCTATCTTATCTAATCCATAGGATAAACCTGATTGCCAATTTTGAAGAGAATGTAGCTTATCCGCTTCCTTCCAAGCATTACCCCATGCTGTTTTCTTCTCTGAGGCCTTATTCAAAGTACTCGTTACAGCATCGCGAATATCATTAAAATATTTACCCTCAACAGAAGTAGGCCTTAAATAAACGTCATTAAGATCTTTTTGAATTTTATAAAGATCTTTTCCTGTAATGATTTTTGGTTGCAATCTGTTATTCATGGCTTTTATAGTGTTCTCTATATTAGAGGAAGCTTGACCAGGAAATTTATACCTATGGGGAAACTGTGAAGAAAGCTTGTCTCCAATAGATTTCATATCAGCTTTTAACCCTTTCGTTAAAACACCAAACTTTTCTCCAAGTTCTGATTCTTTAGCGTATAGGCTTTCCTTAAAATCATTAATAACTGCTGGGTTCTTTAAAGAGTCCTTAAATAATCCAGCAAATTTACCAAATCCAGCCTGTCCCAAAGAAGAAGCTAAAATTTGACCCATAACTCCGTATCCAAGATCTTTAGCACCATTTTGGAAAAAACTACCAACTAAATCAAATGCAACCTTAGGAGCAGTAAGTCCTCCACCAGTAAGAGCAAGTAATGGTAGATTACCAACTGTTGCCTGAGCAGCCTGGCTAAGCATATTACTTGGCTCAGTAGCTTCTTTTCCAAACATTCTATCAACTGAATCTTGTATTTGTTGAGGAATTCGCTGGATTATCTCATTAGGACCAGGCTGAGGACCTGCTAGATGTTTAAGCTTTTCTGGAAGTGCTGCCCTCGCTCTGTCATTAATTTTTTTACCAAAAGGGTCCTCCTTCGACTTATTACTAAATCCAAGTGATTCTAAAATATTTATAGGCACATTTGCAAGGTTAAATGGAGCCTGAACAGCTTTTGTTCCAAGTCCAAGCAAGAACTCCCCCTCATTGGTCAATCCAGACTTTAAATAACGTGGATCAGGATTTAAACTTTTAACATCTAAGGGATTATTACCTTCAACTTCTTGCCATCCATTCATGATAACTTCTTCTCTTTATCAGGTGTGTCAATAAGATATGTCTTATATACTCTCTTCCATCCATCAGGTGTGTTAATAATAGTTACACCATCTTTTTTAAGTTTTTTATCAATAGGATACGATTCAGGGTCTGGATATCCTTCATCGTTACTTCCAGAACCATTAGGATTAACTGCTTCCAATCCACCTTCAAGTATTCTTTGTCTAATATCAGCAGGAAACTTACCACCATTCTCTCGTCTAATTCTTTCAATGTTTTTATTAGTGTCAAATACTAAATCTGTATCCTTAATAATATCTTCAAGGAGAGCTTTTTGAGTTGCCCACGGTTGATCTAAATTAGGTTTAGAAAGCTGCTCAAATCTTATTTTTGCATTGGTTGGTTGACCTTTACGTGAATTAGCAAGCAACGTTACCAATGTACCACCATCAGCAATGTATTTTCTTACATCAGCATTTCTATGAAAAGTCTCAGGGAATTTTCCACCGACAATACCTGGCCATATAGACTTATTTTTTTTCAGTGTTGCTAGCATGGATTTTGCTTTAGAACTAAGCTTTTTAGACATGTTGAAATCTTCATACTGACCTTTAAGAAACGGTTCAATTCGAGCCTGGTCAGCAATCTCCTTTCTTACATCTTCTTTAGCAGTCTCTTTTTGTGGCATAATTCTGTTAAATCGTTGCTGTGGCTCCTGATTGCCTTGCATCTGTTGTTGATTACCTTGCTCTAAACCTTGACCAATTTGTTGGCCACCCATTTGCTGTTGCGGATCAGAACCACCACCAAGCATTCCTAATATTTTATGAAATCCAGAAGGATTGCTCTCTTGCAGTTGCGAAAGTAGCTCAGCAGTGTTCTCATCAACATTTAAAGCTTTTTGCAATATTTGTTTATTTTTAGAACGATGCATCTCACCCATTTTTTTTTGTGATAAAGCTTGTAAACCTTCGCCCAATGATTGAGCAAACCTACTAGATGCGCTTGGATTTCTCACTATTTGCATTGCCATAATTATTCCTTATTGAGATCGACCTGATAACAGATTTAACATATTTAATCTTGATCCAGGGTCTGACGGGAAATTTAAAGGTGAATTAAAATTGTATTGATTTTGACTTCCTTGTCCTGACAAACTTCTTAACAGTGAAGGCGTAGGAGCATTTCCGAAAGAACTTCTAATATTTGAGCCTCTATTAGCAGGTTGATCATTAAAAGAGCTTTTTACGAGTCCTGCTGATTGATTATCAGGTTGCTGACCACCAATCCCAAGAAGTTTTAACAAATCACTAACTCCTCCAGACAAACCACCAGACAAACCACTACCAAAACCATGAGCCAATAAAGGAAGGAATTGACCAAGATGCCCAGCAAGACCAGGATTTCCTTGTTCAATATAGTTTTCAAACTGTGGGGTTAGCCCCAGACCTAAAAGCTGTTGAAACAATTTTTGCTCTTGCAATCCAAATTGTGATCCCATAGAAGCTAGATTTGTTGATAAATCAGCCCCTGCTTGTCCAAGTTGTTGGCCAAAAGCAGAAGATCTTTGAGCACCAGACTGAGTAAATCTCTCAGCAATCCCAGGCACAGTCCTTTGAGAAAATTGCTCCTGAGCTTGTTGTGCAATTGGATCAAATCTTGAGCTGCCTCCCTGTAGACCCCTAAGACCCATTTGGCCAGCTTGGTTAATTATATTCTCTTGGCCTGGCGTAACTATTTTATTCTGCCTGGTTACATCATTAGTACCTGTCAACCATTCAAACATTACAAACTCCTTAATTATTTAAATTCTCACCATGATAGTATACCAATCATATAGTAAAGCATAAAAAAATAGGAAACTTAAAATGGCAAACAATCAATCATATAACAGCCAAGCTAATCTTGGATCATTTGTTCCCAGCACATTCATATGGGACATGCAGCAACTACAATCAACAAATGTAGATCCAAAACTGAAGGAACTCTTAGTACGACTTTATCAAAACGTAAATAGCATGCAGATTGTACTCAACACAAAAGATACTGCTTACTACAGCTTACAAGAAATCATTAATGGCCAGTTATATTTCCCAACGCCAGGGCTAGACTCAACAAGCTCCCTACAACCTCAACCTAGACAAGTATTTAGAAAAACTATTGATTTTGGCGCACTACCTGGAGGCGCACTCGTTAAAACTGTTCCTCATAACATAGAAGTTGATAATGGATACTCCATAACAAGAATATATGGAGCAGCAACAAACAGTACCCAGACAAGCTTCATTCCATTGCCATTTGCTAGTCCAGTACTCAATGAAAATATAAAGTTAGAAGCAACTAACACGTCTGTAGTTATAACAACCGGTATAGATAGATCAGCTTACACAGTATGCTATGTAGTGCTTGAGTATTTAAAACAAGCATGACATACTAAAAATATCCTTTTTTTTGGATACTTACTACTTTTCCCAGGGACTATTAAGCCCCTGGGATTTTTACTTAATTACTGAATTGCACATCGACAATTAGTATCTTCATCAATACAACATCTTGAATTACAACATTCAGCTTCAGTCTTGACTGCAATAGTAGCAGCAACATTTATTACAGGAGAAGCGTTTGCTATACTGTTATCAGAACTATCATCACTTATAATTCGTGGAACTCCGGGCAAATCTACAGCACCCCTGTCAGTTCTCTGACTAGCTAAAGAAGTAGATGTACTATGTATCAAAGGAGACTCGGGTATATGCTCTCTTCGTTGCTCATTATATGAACGGTTAACATTCAACTGGTTATTAGAACGAGTAAAAGGCCTACAATCAATATCTTCTTTCTGAGAAGAGTAAGCGTAACCACAAAACATGAGACTTAAAAACAAAATGTGCTTCATAGTATCTCCTATTTATTGAAGCCTTCCTGTGCGCGTAGCACTAAAAATCATAGCGTGTAATTCAAAATCAGACCATGCAATAGCAGGATTTCTTAATTGATCATCAGTCATATAGATATTCAATTGAACACATTCACCATTAGCCATTGGATATATTGGATGCCACAAACGTTCCTGTGTTTGCTCAAGAGGTACTAAATCATAAGGACTTGTTTCTAAAATACCTGTTCCAACTAAGGCACCACTCAGTCCACCAAAGAATAATGAAGATTCACCAGAAGAAGAAATCGAATAATCTATTGTAACTTGACCACCAGATGTTTTATCGACTAAGAAATCTACTTTATTAATGGAAGCATTAACTCCTTGATTTGCATAGAAGTTATATTGCTTAGTTACTATATCTATAGACGAGACTCGAGCTATGGTTCCACCACCAAGGTAAGAACCAGTTACTGAACCTGGTGTCACTATAATCTTGAATGTGTTAGCATCAATAACAGTATCTACTGGAAATATGAGTCCATTAAGACCAGCAAGACCTTGAACACTTTCAAATACTATATAATCACCAAACGAATTAAAACCTGCTTCAAGGTTATGGTTAACAACCGTAAACGTTATTGTTTGGATATCAGTTATAACTGCATTAGTAATTTGAAGAGCTGGCGCATTTCTATTTTTATCTGGATTAACAATAACTACATACCCTTCTTGATTACCAGCAACAACAGATTTAAATCTGCCCTGAACAGTTACTCCCTCAAACCATGTAGAGTTATCAGTTTCCCAGGTCGTTAAATCTGTTGCCCATGTTTCTTGCTGACTAGGCGTTGTATTATAATATCCAAATGCCGTAATAGAATCATCATTCATAGCCCAAGATCCAGTCTTGTAGTTATAAACTAAAACTTTATTATTGAATGGAAATGTATCACTTCTTGTTGGATCAGGAAAACTCCAATAAACCATTTCAACATAATAATCTCGAATACCAGCAACTCGCTCAATACCGTTACTATCATTATGAATTTTGAATACTTCGTCTGGTATTTTATCATCAATACGCTCAACGTTTGATCCGTTACAAGCATGTATACCAACGTTCCCAACTCCTAAAACAACCGTATCAAACGGAACTTGAGAGAATGTTGATTCAGCACCCAATTCAGTATTAATTTGTTGCCATACAAATGGAAGTATTTGGTTAGCAGTATAAGCAAGTTCCCATGTACTTGATTCAAAATAAACAATAAGTCTATCTTTTAGAAATTGAGCTGTAACTATAGCTTCTTTTGTTGGAGCATCTACATAACCACCAAACCCACCAGTAAGTTCTAAAAACGAATTAACATTAACTGGTGATCCGTTTACTGAATAACGACATCTATTCGTATATCGATATGAAGTTCCAACTGTTCCATCAGGAGAAAAGTAAACACCAACTCCACGATTAGTATTGTTACCAGTAATGATTAATTCTGAAGAGGTGTTATTAAAGGTAGCAGAAGCAACTGCACCAGTATTATTTACAGCAGAAACAGTAAGAGGTTGAGCTCCAGGAGTAGCAACATCAGCAATAGTAAATATAGTTGTACCAACTATAAATGATTGACCTATTGCAAATCCACCTGGAGGAGCTGTAATAACTGTTGCACCTAAATTTCCAGTAGTTCCATTAGTTGGTCCATAAGGATTTCCAGTTACAGTTTCTGTAAACTCAGTTGTATTTAAGAAAACTAAACGATCCTTAAATGGAACAATGATTCGAGCTGTATGAATTCTGGAAGTATTGTTAACTATAGGACTCATAGTAGTCCATGTAGTCCCATCCCAATATTTAATTCTGTCAGCTTCAATGTTATTTGTTACAAACAAATAATAATCAGATCTTAAAAGACCATTCCAGTTTGCGCCCCAGAAAAAATCAGCATTATCACCGCTCCAAACCGCTGTTCCTAGACGTTCCCAGCCAGTGACTTCGTATCTATATGCAAATCTTGTATCAAATCCAATCAGTTCTTCATTTGATATAGCTATTACTTCTTTAGTAATCAATCCCATAACTGGAAGAGCTGGGTAAAAATAAACGATAGTTGATACTGCTAAAGTTCCTGCAAATGTATATGCTCCAGTGGTAGTATTATAAGTACCCGTTCCAGCTCCAGTAGATAACATAGCAGCTGGAGTTCCAGTCTGATATACCGTAAACAGTTGAGTACCAATAGAAAATAACTGCCCTATCGCAAAGACATCTCCTGGAACAGTTCCTGGTGCAAAAGCACCAGCACCATCAGTCGATCCAATATTAATTTTAAGTCTTGATTGTAACGTTTCATATCCAGGCACTGGAGTTGTAGCTTGCATAAGCATAGAACCAAATCGTTTTCGTATTCGTCCACGAAATACATATGCATTATTAAGCAACTGATAAGCATTGTCTGGAATTGCAAAAGGCTTTAAAGATGTGTTTTTACTTGCCCCAGCCTGATCCATACCAATATAAAAACGATCTGTTTGAGCCATGTTAGACCCCTATAACGAAATATTGTACACCCTTACCAGAGCCAGCTCCACTTGTTGAGTTAACCCACATACCGATACTTGCTCCTGTCCATGCGTTTATAGGAAAAAGGACACCAGCAGATAATGGGCTTGATGTAGTTCCAAAATAAGGAGTTACTTGTACATTAAATATTCTAGTGAATGCTGGTCCACCGCTTATTGAGTCAACATTGACGTACACATTGACATTGGATGTCGCAATGTCAATATTGCCCCATTTGATCAATATTCCACTTGGTAAATATGACCAACCAGGCATATTAACTGAAGAAGCAACATTATTTATACTAGATGCAGTCATAGGAACTTGAGCGTCTGCGTTATTAGTTCTTTTTTGAATATACATCTCATTTTGAACAGTTGTCGCATTATTGCGTGTATAAAGGCCTGTATCGTTTGCAGCAATAGCTGGAGTAGCTACTTTAACAGTGAAATCTGCAAATCCATTTCCAAAAGGACTTAGTGCTTGAAAATTACCTAGTAAATCTGCTTGAGATTGGCTCTTAACATCTGTTGGCTGGGGCTTTTGCGCCTGGTATGCCATAATTTATCCTTTAATTTTTAAAATGTATTACCGAATCCACCACCAGCAGCACTACCTCCCACACCACCAGATTCATTCTGATAGATTGTAGTAGTTCTTTGAGTAGTGTTTTGAACTATTGTTCTTCTGTTAACTAAATTCATTTGAACTTTGAACTCAGGCATTACCAAGTTTACACTCTCTAAGTCCATTCTGTCTTGGAAAACTTTGATACTTGCGCCGATTGCTATCAACTGCCACCACTCAGACAGCTCAGGAGCTTGCGTTCCTGAAAGCAATTCTGTTGGTCTTACAGCTACTTCCATATTAACTCTATAGGCCTGATCAGGGACTGGTCTCATGGTAAACTTACCATCATAAAAGAGTACTGATTGTGGCAGAGTTGGCTGTACTAAAACTGTCTGACTATTTATTGTCACTCCTGATGCAGGAGCGGCACTAAATGTGATTACAAACTGACCTGTTGTGTAATTAATATAATTAATTGGATCCTGAGTTGTCGTTGAAGTTGGAGCGCTACCAGGAACATACAAATTCCCAATCAATGAGCTTATAGGATAATCAATCAAAGCAAGACTGTTACCGCTCACATCAAGCGAACTAAACAACACATTATTTCTTAAAAGAAGTAAAACTTGAACAAGTCCTGCTGGAATATTTGCCTGACGAGTATTGATATATCCAGAGAATGATGCAATAGCACCATTACCAGCAGTGCCAATAGAAGCAATACTATTAGTCATTGGATAAATACCAAAGAACTGCTCTCTAGACTGCATATACAGTGATTGCCGACCTGCTACATATACAGGAGGCATTATATTTAAATACTTATTCTTAAAGTTATAAAAGACACTGGTTGGAGTATCATTTGATTCATAAACATCAATAAATGGTTCAGTGAAGAATGTAAAAGTCTTTTGAAGGTTGAACAATCTAAGATGCTCAGGAAAGTCATATAATACGAATGTATTTATGTAGTCTTCAAGCTGCTGATTAGTCAGCTGAGAATCAGACATACTTCGAGTAAGTCTACGGACTTTAACTTTGATTTGATCTAATGTTGATAAAATTGAATCAGGTGTTGCCATTACTAATCTCCTTAACTATTGAATGGTAAGATATTTTGAGTAGCGTTCAGTAGCGTATCAGACTTTTCAGCCGTTGGCAGAGTTTGAGGATACTGTTGATTATAGGGAAAGCTAATAGGATTCCATACAATGGAAGTGCTTGCACTTGCACCTGTAAATGTATAAGCACCAGTAGATATATTGTACGTTCCTAATGCTGCACCACTTGTTGTTAAGTCACCACCACCAAAAGGAATATTAAATACCTGAGTGCCAATAGTAAATGTCTGTCCAGCAGCTGGTTGATTAACAACTGTAACCTGAGAATAAATATTCCCACTCGCGTTACCAGATCCATCAGTTGTATCAACAATAAGTGTTGTTATAAACTTATCAAAATATCGAGCATCAACATCAATTGTAAACGTAGTATCACCTGTCACGATAATAGGGGCGTACAATTGATTTGCTTGAGTCATGCCGTATCCTTTAGGAATAATCAAACGGACTACAAGTCCATCTAAATATTGATGGGCAAACGTAGTTGTAACAACAGCAGGATAATCGTTTGTAATGGACGATATAACTCTCATCGCTCGTTGAAAGACAGGATTTTCAATTGCTAGGATAGACACGTAACCTCCATTTAATTTGCTACTATAACGTAGCTTCTTCTGAAAACTCTAAGCTTTGGAAACTTGTACGTCTTACTTTTTCTTGGAAAGACAGTACAGAATCTTTACTTTGATACTTATGAACAGGGTACCAGACATTTGTATTTAAATGTCGAGCAACTCCAAGAGGAATTGTATAAACTTCACCATCAATCATTTGATATTTTTCAAGCGGATCTTCTGCATACTTTTTAAACATAAATCCGAAAGACCCTCCTGGGCACTCGTGATATTTAAATATTCCACGAACAGGCGTACGATCTTTATCTCGCTTAACCTTAAGGTCTTTAGCGATAACTTCTTTTTCTTCTTTTGTTAATTTTTTAGATCGTGTTAAAAAAGGACGTGCTGCTTGTTGAAACTTTAAAGAATCTTTAGACCCTTCTTTGCTTTTTGCAGAGTTCAATTCCAGAGAGTTTAAATTAGACATAAAATCCTTTATATAGTGTGCCCCCTCTATTTCAAGGGGGCACATTGTAATTACTTAATTACGCGTTTGAAACGCTAAATGATTTACCAGCTACCCAGTAAACAACGTCAGAAGCAGCTCCACCAGGGTTATTTATACCACCAGCAAGAACCATTCCAATAAACGCAGTGTTCAATGTAGCATCGCTTAAGATATCTACACCAGCACTTAATGCGAATGCAGTATCTTCACCAACTGGAACTACTTCAGCAGCTGTAAATGGAACAGCAGCAGAAAGAGGCCAAGCAAATGCAGTAAATGTTGAAGAATCAACATCTAAAGTAATTGAGTTGCCAGATGTAGTTGTTGTATTGATTGCCGTAATTGTTGCCAATAGTCCGTCCATTTGGATCATGCCAAATGCAGCAGGAACAACCATACGAACTTGTTGTCCAACTTTGTAACCGTGAGTTACAGACATAGTTACAACAGCATTTTGAGCTGCAGTAATTTTTGTAATATAACGACGACGTGGATAGAAAATTGGATCAAAGTTAATTTTTCTCCAAGAACCAGTAGTACCTGCAACAATAGTAGGCATATAGTCTAGAGAGAAAGTAGTAGCACTTAATGTGTTATAACCAACTGTGAAATCAAATCCACCAACTTGTTGCGCAGAAGCAACATTAAATAGACGAACTATATCACCAGCAGATAAACCGTTTGTTCCACTATTAGTAACAACTGGAATAGCTGCAGCAGAAATAGCTGTAATTGTAGCGTTCAAAACTCCAGGAGTTTGAACAGAACTATCAACTAAAGTAAATCCGCTTGAAGTAATATACTGATCTAAGTTAGCTGCGTTAGCTGCGTTAGATTTAAATGTAGTCCATTTAGCAGCAGCAGGAAAACCGCGCTGCCAGTAGTATTTAACACCAACAGCTGTAGTTTGAGAAGCAGCAGCTTGAGTGACGTTATAAACCGCCATCCAATCTACATCTGAACGAATCTCTAAAGTTACTGCAGATCCAGTAGCTGTAAATCGACCTTGTTGAACGATTGTATTATCCATAATATTCTTTTCTCGATTACGCTAATGTACAACGTAGATTCAATACCCAAAGGTCATTGAGAATACGTGGTACTTCTGCGAACTTGTAACCAACAGAAGCATTAAGAGCTAAAGGTCCATCATACATTGGTGCACGATAGATAAAGCTTGCGCTGTAACCATCTTGCTCGATACAAGCATAAGCTTCCATACCTACGCAGAAAATGTTATACACATTCGCGCCTAAGTTTGAAGCACTAGCAGTGATTGATCCAATAGATGAAACTAAGAATCTTAAGTTACCAATTGCACCCCACTCAGAACGCAATGCATTCATAGGAGATGGATACTGGTTCTTTTGGATAAAGCCATCAACTGAATCCATATCTTTAGTAAGATCTGTATGGCAAAGCGCAAAATACGCATCACGAACAGGAGCTGTACCAAATTTATCTTCACCTTCGATGTTATCCATGATTGTGTAAGCATCGTTACCAAGTAACGCACGAACTACATCATCAACATCTGAACGAGTAAGCTCAGTTGGATTGTCACCATTTACACCAGCTGTACAGTTGATAAATGCTGCTGTTGAAGCAAGCATATCACGTGTCAACTCATCTTCAGTTTGACGTAAACTTACGCCAAGTCTAGCTGCCGCTTCATTCAAGACTGGATCTTGCGACTGTAGCGTTACTTGCTCGTTTAATATGACGTAACTTCCATAAAATGAAATCTTAGCGTCAATATCAACAGCTGTTAATTGCTGAGCTGGTGGAGTAACGCCAGTGTTTCCTAATGGAACAAGTGCTGTTGCAAGTGGATTGTATCTACGCATACGCAGAGTTGTACCACCATTACGAGGCATTTGTTTAAGCATCGCAGGGATCTTCAATCTGTTACTTTAATGACCTATTGCTAGGCGGGGAAACCTCTTCGGATCTCCCTCTCTACCTTCATATATTCGTAGAGTTCAGACTTTCGCATACTCTTTCGAGCCCCATCCGCTAAGTCGTTCAGGCTGTATTTAAACTTGCCCCTTGTTAGCCCGTCGGCCGTCCAAGTCAATCAGGATAGGTTTTAAATTCACAATATTACTAATGAATCATATTTGGAACTGGAACTGACAAAAGTTTGAAGCTAAAGCTCTGTTGAACTGGAGCCGGTCATTTCTGTTACTTCGATCTAATCGATCTACTGACTGATTTCTCAGCGAGGAAACTTCTTCGAATCTCCTTCACGAATTTCATTTTATAGTTCGTGTTCTGACTATCGCATCCCTTGCGGGTCTCTGGGTTTAGTCGATCAGGCTACCATTACGCTTGCCCCCTGTCACCCCATCGGGCTTCCAAGTCAATTACCAAAGATTTTAATTCCTCACTACTTTAAGGAACTCGTTGTCGTAATAGACATATTTTGTCCTTAGGATATAATACACATAACTATTTTGTCCTTTAGATTGACGAAATCTTAATACGTCTAGAATGATCTGGCGAGAATCTTTACGCCGAAGTTTTTGAGATAAGCGACTTCTCGAATTACGCTTAACAACATTATTAGGGATATTTTTATGGAAGGCAAGAATTTTGGAAAATGGTTTACAACAAATCAACATAAAAAGAGTAGAGCGCCGAATCATAAGCGCTCTACAATAAAAAGGAGGGAGTCCTTAATGAAACGTTTTACTTATCTTGCATCTCAAAATGATTCGAGTCGTCTATCTTACCGCCAAGCTTAATGAAGTCACCACCCCATCTATTAGCAGGATTTAAACTTTTCCAGTAGATTCCAAATGGCTCATAATCACTTTTTTTGATTAAATATTTTCTGCCTGAATTAAAAAGATTTAAATCAATAGCCAATCTTTTACAATGGAGACTATTGCGTATACCTTTACCAGACTTTGCATTAAGTGCTGCTTGTTCAGGAGTACGATACGCTTCTGAAAACGTAACTGAATGATTACTCTCAAAGATATGGTTTATTAACAAGGCTACATTGAAAGCAAAGGTTGCTTGTCTTTGCTGAAGAGTCATCTAATGACCTTTTCTAGCTTCATTCATTTCTTTTAGCATTTGTTCTTTTAGTTCTTTAGTTAAACCATTGGCAAATGCATTAGCTTTTGACAAAGGGCTGTCGCCTTGTTGTGGATTAACTGATGTTAATGGTCTAGGTTTAGATGCGTTAACTTTAGCTTTTAAAACATCTGATTCATAAGCAGGCTTTTTCACTTCATTTCCTTTATATATTCCAAGATTTTTAATCATAGTATATGCAGCAGTCGCCTTATTATAATCATCAGGCATAACACGTAAAGCATTGGCAACATCTGGATACATTTCATTTAAACTAGTAATAGTACCTGAATTAAACACTTGATCAAAATCAGGGTACTGAGATCGTATCTTTGCTTCAGTAGCAAGTTGTTGAGATTGAGCTTGTTGCTGTTGTAATTGTTTTTTCATTGCTTTAAAGTCTTGGGCAACTTTTTGTAGTTGCTTACCTTCAACTAAAGATTCTGGATCAAGGTCATCAAACCACTCTCTCTCTTCAACTATTGGTTGTTTGACTTGTTGGTTATTTTGCTGGTTCGCTTGTAATTTAGACTGCATGTCGAGCATCTGAGACATAAGTGCATCACGCTCGCGTTCTGCCCGCTCCTTAGCCATTCGAACTTCTTTAAAGTTTTCTTGCTGCGTCTTCTGTTTTTTAATATCAGGAGTAGATCTGGGATCTAATTCAACTTCTTGTTCTACTTCTGAATAAACTTCTTGCGTCTCTTCTGGCTCTTCTTGCTCCATTGATTGATCTTGCGCGTAATCATGCACTTGTTGTATTTCTTGCGGCGTTTCAATCACACCTGATCCGCCTAAGTCTTTAGGCATTACGTAATCTAATGGTGGCATTTCAATATCACCACGTTGTTCAACCGAAGGTCCTCTTTTTTTATTGCTCATTTATCATGCTCCTATAAACAGTATATAAACTGTGATAATAAATTTATAGCACTTACCAGCACTACTCCAAAAGTAACAATACTAACAGTCTGCAAAATACATTTAATTTTTAAACGTAACGATTCTAGCTTATCTAGTGACACTGGAAAATCTGTAACTACTCTTACTGGAACTCCTGTAGCTACTTTAAATGGTCTTCCAGGCTTTCTTCTAACATCCATTTACTCTACTCCTATAATAATAACGATCCAGGATTCATAGTCTCTCCATTTTGGGTCTTACAAACCTTATGCAGATTACCATTATAATAATCTAATATAAATTGCAATAGTCCACGCTCTGCAGGAACTATAATATGTTTATTTTCTTTAAACGTAAGGCATGTTTCCTGATCTGGAACAACCCACAAAAACTGAATGCTTTCTTTCTTAGAGTCGTACTTATAAACCGTTTGATCGAAGTGCGGAGTTGGACAAGATATTGAAGCAACAAAGTAATTGCGCAAAACATTTTCCAGCAGCTTCTCTTTTTTAAGTAAGACCGAAACAAAGAAATCTCCTATAAGTGCTTCTCTGATTGAGCACCCATC